GTGTTTCATAGGTGTATCTATCACTGATACCCTAGTTACGTTGAAATTATGTTCCTGTCATAACAGGTACTAATCGGCGGGACAGATTAACTTACTGTACCTTCGCGCGGTATTGCGGTGCCTTATTAGTAGGATTTATCTTAGCCTTACGGGCTACTTCTGCTGTCTTGGTTTTCGAGGACGTTGTTTTCCTCGTTTTTGGTTGGGTAGCAGGTTGTTGCTGTTGTTGTTCGGTTGGCTCTTTAGTAGCTTTGGGTTTTCGCGTGCGCTGTCTTCGCTTGGGGTTGCTACTGGTGGCGCTCGCTGTTTCTGAGCCTTGGTCCTCTTGTTTTCCGCCTTCATCATCAGTCGGAGTTGGTTTGTTATCTGGGTGTTCGTCGGCAGGTTTGTTGGATCTGACAACATCTCCGTCGACAACGAAATCAACAGTTGCTGGAGTAGGGGGTTTAATCTCACAACAGATGGGAGGGTTGAGCAAAGTGAAGATGGTATGGGTTTGGCCCAACCAGCTCTCAAACAATGATCTGTCGAAGCCGGGTAGCTGAAACTCAAACTCCGAATCCATCCATCCGCCGATGTTGAGATTGGGGTATTGCTCTGACTGTTCAAACTTAGACCACCAAGATCCAACACCGATGTGTTGTTTGACTTTGTGGCCGGTAGCAATGACTGTCTTGCAAAAAGCACCGAGGATAGGGGTGCTTGCATCTGTAGCCAGGTATGACATACATTTCTCGACAAGTTTGTCCTGATTTCTGATACTCTGTGGCAGGCCGTGAGTAACGTGGATTTTGGACAACTGCCTTTTGATATCACACATTGAATGTGGAGCGTTATACCATACGTCTTGCGAATAATATCTAGCGAGGAAATTGACCCCACGGTCGCCTTTCTGTACAGTATGGGCTTCCAATAAGAGTCCGCACTTTCGAGCAGACCATTCATGGTTGATGGTAGGCAAGTCAGGGTCGATTCCATCATCACCAAAATGTAACCCGAGTCTTGAAAAACACTCGGAGGGGCTAAGACGTTTTCCGCACTGTTGAGTGACGTTGCGATATGCGAAGTAACTACAAAATGCGGCTCGTATAGTTTGATCAACACTTGTTCCAGGAGCTCCAGATGCTTGGGCTGCTCCTTGGTTTGCTTTGTTGCCTGAGGTGAATGCAATTTTATTGTCGACATTTCGTTTCAATAGTTCATTCAATGGTGGACGGTAGCTGGGAAATCCCTGCATATACATTCTACGGTCCACCATACGGAGGGCGTTTGTGATTGTACCATCCATTCGAGTGAAGTCTGACAAGTTGACGAACTCTTTCGCTTTCACACAAATTTCTGCAACTCTTGTAGCAATTTGAAGTGGTGTTTTACCTGGGCCGTACCACGGGAACTGTTTGAGATGTTCGGACATAGCCAAGCAAAACATGGACCAGTCTAACTTATCTGAGTCGGGTATCATTGTAATAATTCTAGGGTCTTTGACATCAGGATAAGCCTCAGCCTTCAAGAACAGTTTAAACATACGACTAGGAGGTGCATCACCTCTGGTTGTAGCTCGCTCGATTGATTGCTTCTGGGCTGGTTTGGTTTGTTTCTCAATAACCGTCTCTATGTCAACGGGGTGTAGCACCGCACCGTTTAGAATGAGATCGACAAATTCTTCGATACATTGATCTCGAAATGCCATTGGTTTTGGTTCCGGGGCCTTTAGGGCTTTTATTCTGCCATCTATGGCACGTAATTCTGAAGCATTGCCTTGAACAGGGGCGAATGCTCCATGGACAATTGGAGACATGAAAGCTGTAATTTTTGGTCTTAGCTCAGCATCATAAGATGTAGGTTCGTATTGGTACGCTCTAACACCTTGTTCAACGGGGTAGACTATTGGGGTAATAGCGCCTGCCACGACACGATGATATTCGGTCATGATGACTGCATCCCCTCTTGTAGACTCCGGGAGCCATGACAACGTTGTGGGGAGTTGGAGCTTAATAGATCCTAATCTGGCCACTGTTGCCAAATGGGTGTCCGCATCAGCAGGAATGGTGGCACATGCAAAGGTACTAGGCCTTGCTACTGTAACCATGGTGCCATCCTTACGGTGCACCTTGAATCTGATGAATTTGGATGAGTCTTGAGCAGTTACAACGGGGTCAAACCGTTTGAGGGTCTGGCCCTCCAACATCCATCTGGCTAGATATGACATTGGAAATGTGAACCTTTTGATTGGAGAAAGTAGGATTAATTGCCGACTATATCCGACTTGTTTGCGCTCTACGGCATATGTGGTTGTTGCTAGAAGCAACCCTGTCCAATGCTTTCGTTCGACAATTAAAGAGTCAGATGCATAGTCCCACAAATGGTGTTCATAATGTCCACCACCTGCCACAATTGTGGTCAAGGAACCGTCGTCGTTGAAATAGAATGATGTGTCATCCTCTTTACCAACAGCTTCTTCGGGAACCACTGTATAAATGAGGGTCGGTTTAGCACGACTGCCCAACAGCTCTGGCATGTCCAAATAGTAGTCCACGTCACAGATGTATTCAACATCGTCTTCTTTCCGCTCATCCTTGCGATTCTCGGTATGGGTGTCTTTTGCCCAGTACCACTGCCGGGTGCCCTTAAGGCCTTTCCGTTGATCGGACTTGGCCATTTCGAGCACGAAAAGCCGAACTCCCATATGCGCAACATATTGTCTCGCAGTGGTAGTAGCAGCAGTTCGTAAAGCAGCAGCGGTTGCGTGCGTATGTCCCTGAACGGGTTTTGGTTCCGCGCACTCGGTTTGCTCAAATGCGTCTCTAGACACATCAGTCACAATGACTGGGGTCGTTGAGAAACATTCAAGCCATTTTGACAGCAAACCACGCTGGTCAAAACGCTTCCAAACTTCGACTGTGGCGCATGAGCCACCACCTACGGTAACAGAGATTAAGATGATTAAGTCGAGCATTTGGGACGTTTAAGGTTGATAAGGCCTCA